TAGTCATGCTGATACTCCAATTAGTATTAGAGAGGGTGGGCCTGCAAGCCGCGACTCTCACTACTATTTATCATTTGTATTCAACTTGGCTTGCCAATATGAACTTCCCTTGATCCATTCATAGTATTTTTGAAATCCTTCTTCTACATCTATTTTAGGATCAAATCCAAAATCGCGCCTAGCGGCACTAATATTCAGAGCACCTCGCGAGGGAAAATCAGCATCTTTGCCTCGCACTTCAATGGACCCCTTACCAACTATTTTCACTGCCAACTGCGCTGCATCTAATAAAGTGCGGCTATGGCTTTTGGTTATGTTGTAGGTTTTATTCATGGCATTTTCACTTAGGGCTGCTGCTACTATTCCGTCGGCGGCGTCTGTGGAAAAAGTGAAGTCCAGAGTTTCATTTGATCCATTGACCTTGAGGACCTCACCGCGCATCGCCTGAAGCATGAACTTGGCAATGACCCGGTCTTCTACATCAAGTGGTCCGTATACTGCGCTCGGTCGGATGATCGTATGAGCCATGCCATGCTTGCGTGTGTAATCCTTTACCAGCAACTCGCCGGCATATTTCATAATGCCGTATTGTCCCTGTGGTTTACAGACATAGTCCTCAGTGACATCATCAGTGAAGTCACCGTAGACCATGCTGCTGCTGACATACATAAAGCGTTTTACCTTCCCGCGGACACTCGCCTCAAGCAGATTCAAAAGCCCCTGACTCATTGTTTCGGAGCCAAGTTGTGGGTTTGCATTGACGACTTTCTGCCTGGGGAAACTTGCCAGGTGCATCACAACATCCGGCGGATCTTCTGAAATTATTGTGTCGGCCCGGGCACTGACAATATGGATCGGCCAGATCGCCGAAGTCTTGATCTTCTTCAGTCGTTCCTCCATCAGATAATCAAGTTCATCCTGTGGAATTATTCCGTATGTGGTGCGTGTATCAAAGATCATCACGGAATGACCGAGTTGTTCTAAACGTGCGACTACATTGTGGCCTATCAATCCGAGGCCTCCGGTGACCAGTATCTTCATAAGAATTTCAATCTAAAAAATGTTTGATCTGGCTCTGTGAGCCGTGCTATAATAGCAAACTGTTCGTTGAGGGTGACATGATCAGTGCACCGTTCCCATCGAGGAATTTCAACGGCATGTTCTTTTACCCATTTACCTGCTTCAGTTTGTTCCCATGCATAAAGCGGGGCTGCTGCTGCCACGATCGGATCATCAGACCAAACCTGAAATTGGTAAACTACCATCTCGCTGGTAACATACTCCTTACCGTTGACCTCTACCATTTGATACTTGAACTCAGGTGGGTGACGAGAAACCATTGGTCCTTTGATTGAAAAATATCCCATTATACTTCCTTGCCAACATAAAAATATACACCGGTCTTTAACTTTCCCCGAATAATATGAATGGGTTCGTTAGTAAGTTTAAAACACTGACCTAATGATTTGAATTCGGTTCCGTTTGCTATAAATATTTTGTTTTGGGATCCATGATATTTTCCTTTAAGTGAATCACTTATTCTCTGCCGTGTAATAGACGACTTGGGCAATCTACCGTTTCCCCTACATATTTCAATATTTTCAATAGTATGCTTTTTCCCATAAAAGCCATTTCTCTCACCCGAATTAGCCTCTGATATTTTTTGCTTTGCCTCCTGGGTCATTATTTTACCGATATTGGCTTTAGATATTTTTTGTTTTGTTATACTCGAAACTACTCTTGAAAAAGGATCCCTCTTTCGTTGAATTGCTGAAATCTTTTGCTTGGTTAAATCATTGTGCGTTTTTCCAAACATGGGATTTCTTTCGCCAGCAGAAGCCTTTGATAATTTTAATTTAGTTTCTGCTGAACACGGTTTTCTGTTTTCTTGGCTAGGAGTTTTACCAGTCATTGCTATGCTATGACGCAATCCTATCTCTGCCTTATTCGGATGTTTACTCATGGTGTCGCCACCTGACCCACCTTCTGCAATATTATAACCTACGCCGCGGTCTCTAGATTTATAAAAGTTAATCCAAAATTTTTCGCGCTCATTTATGTTTGACGCACAGCACTCCTCGATAATCTCTTTTCTAAAGATGTCTCTGCCATATTTTTTGATTGCTTTACATAATAAGTCACCTGACCCCAAATACAACGGATCGTTATACTTATCTTTCCCTACATAAATTTTACCGTTGTGTAAGTTTGTGGTTTTATATATTATCATGTGAGTTTTACCTTATGCCCCTTCTCTCATGTATTTATCACTAATCTTTAATTTAAACGGCCATTGGTGCAGTTAGGGCGGGATGGGATTTGTAATTTACAAGATTTATATCAGCCATCGTGAAGGAGTTAATATCTTTTACGCCGGGGTTTAAATAAAGGGCTGGTGCTTCCATTGGTTCTCTTGATAAAAGTTCATTAACCTGATCTATATGATTTTTATAAATATGAACATCACCAAATACTAATATCAACTCACCAACTTCCATATTACACACCTGTGCTATCATGTGAGTTAATAAGGCATAAGATGCTATATTAAATGGGATTCCTAAAAAAGCGTCTCCGCTGCGTTGGTACATCTGACACGATAATTTATTTTTTGACACATACATTTGGAACATGGCGTGGCATGGCGGCAAAGCCATCTGATCTAATTCTCCGGGATTATAACTTACTACAATGTGACGCCGACCATTCGGATCTTTCTTCAATCCTTCGATGAGGTCGAATAGTTGATCTACTTTTCTGGTCTGGACATACGCAGGAAGATGCCCCACGGTTTTTACTTCGTCGGGCCAGTACGCATCTTTGTTTGCGACTACTGAATTGGTCGGGGTGAATGTTTTCCAGTGACGCCATTGAACTCCGTAGACTCGTCCGAGGTCTCCGGGATATTCTGCCTTGGGTTGCCAATACGGAGCATTAGCATTGTCACTCCAGATTGTTTTCTTATGGACGCCGTGATCAGTTTTTGCTTCACGGTCGCCGTATAGGATTTCTCTCAATCGGCCTTCGTCGCCGGATCCTTCAATGAACCAGAGTAGTTCGCTGACTACCGCTTTCCAGGCCAGTTTTTTTGTGGTAACAGCCGGGAAGGAAGAACGCAGATCAAAGCGGATACTACGCCCGAAAACACTACGAGTGCCAACACCAGTCCTGTCATCTTTTTCTTCGCCGTTGTCTAAAATGTCTTGGAGTAAATCTAAATATTGTTTCATACCACATGATAGCACATGGACAAACAGGTGTCAAGAGACACCTGCCCATTTATAGATTTTTTAGCATCTCGTCGGTCAATGGTTGCACCGTTTCGGCAATTGATTCCACGTTGAGAATGAACTCCACACTTGAAATGATTGAATCAAGTTCTTCAAGTTTTCGGTTTAGCACTTCCTCAACTTGTTCTGGTTCCAGTCCCTGTTTCAACAGATTGTGAATGTTCACCGTCTGCTGCCTTTTACCTTCAAGTCTGATTACCAATTTCTTGATAAACTGAATGGGTATTTTATTTTTCTCAACGTCAGCAAGAATATGTTCCCACTTAGATAGAAATTCAGGTGACATTTGCTACTTTGCGAACATACTTACGTTTGGCCGCAGGAGCGATGACTACTGGGGGCGGAGTTGCTTTGCGTTTAGTTTTACTTGCTTTAGGTGCCAATGATGGATCCAAAGATTGCGCTTCGGTCATCAGTCGGGCAGATTCAGCAAGGAGACCTTGTGCCTCAGCAGCCATCTTGTTTGCTTGTTCAATGCGTTGCTTTGCAAGAAGGGCATCACCAAGAACATCGGAGCCAGATGCAACGATAGGTGTTTGTGGACCGCGCATCCTACGAGCAACTTCGCCCGGTGATTGCATTCCCATACTCTTGTCCATGTCTGCCATTTTCTTCACAGCGGCTTCGCCCAATTTCATTTCATTGAGCATAGTATTCAGTTCGTCCAACTTGATCTTGGTAGTAGGATTCGGTGTCATAACGATCTGAGCAGTTTGAACCTTCTTCAATTGGCCCTCTGTGTGAAGAACTCCGAGGATTGGGCGACCATCTTGAGTGTATGACCGGTTTAGTGCGTCTGCCAGATTTTCGCTGTTCTGACCGATGTCGCTGTCAATGCACCGAATCAGCGCATCGTGAATGTGCGAATTGATTAGTTCGGTATAAGTGACCAAACACATATGTGGCTCACCTGGTACTTCACGAAAAATAACGGCTACCTTACGGTCACCATGGCGCCCCACATGTCTAGTAAAACTCATAAAAATACTCCTTGTATGAAACTATTTAGTTGCGAATATTGATGTAATTATTTTTTAGGATAAATAAAAAGACGGTCATAATAAGCGTGACTCGCGGGAGTGGATTCCCCAGTCACTCTAACACTATTTGGGAGTATCAGCATGATTATTTATACAAGAAGACGACCTCCTACGGGATTTTACACATACGCATAGTGGAGTGTCCCTATTGTGACAAGAGCGGAGGTATTTGTGCTATGATGCGATACCACTTTGATAAGTGTAAACTAAAGAAATAATATTTTATTGGATAAAGTGTCTTGTTCGCGGGGTGTAATCTGAATAGATTTTCTCTCCGACATTCCGAATGGAATCAACGATTACTTGAGGGGTTTCATCAAACAATTTCCTGATGAATCCTTCATCAAGATCGGAAGTCTCAAAGATGTAGACCTCATACTGCCGCTGGGAATTAACCCGTGCCCGGAGTAGGATCATTTGAAGATTTGGCGCACGGGGAGGATCAGACTTTTTCTCCTCTTTAAGGATCCGAAAGATATGTTCCTTTTCCCATTGCTTCACTCGCTTTTCCCAGGCGGTGAGATTATAAAGGGTTTCAAGCCCATTCATATCCCACACGGCAAGAAATTTATTTTTGCGCGGCATACACTGCTTCGGCCTTGACAATGGCCTCTTCAAGTGCAGGATTGTCTACCGCCGCTTCAATGATCTTGTACCAGTTGCGATGCCGTTCGGTTCGTATTGCCACAGGGCTCTTGCTAACAATCGTTCTCTGTAGAGAGCCTGCCATTCTGTTGAATACCGTTTCTCCACGATCAGGTGATTCGTATGTCATATATTCCTTACTTAGGTTCGTCGTAAATGGCAAAAGTGCCGAATGGGGGATGCGGATCCTTGTCACCGTGAATGATCCAGGTAGTGTCGCAGTATTCAGCATCACCCCAAGAACCGTACGGGTATCCGTCAGTGAAAACGATCAGACGTTTCGGGCTGATATCATTGGTCTTGAGGTAATCAAAGATGCAATCAAAATCAGTGCCGCCACCACCCGCGGGTTCGTACTCGTTGATGGTGTCCATGTTGTCAGAATCAAAGTCAGCCGGGTTGTAGGTCTTGGTGTCAAAGCAGAACACATGGACTTTGTATCCGGAGAACGAGTCCATCATGCCGCCGATTTCACCGAGGAACATCGAGGCTTGTTTTGTGCTGATTGAACCGGACATGTCAATTGCCACAGTAACGTCAATCTCTTCACCGGGTGTCATACCGGGCATGATTGCGTCCATGTGCCAAGAACGACGACTCGGGCGCGCCCAACTGTAGTCGTTGCGAATTGCCGAAGTCAGATTTGTCTGGATCAGTTCACGCCAGGGCATCACGGGATTCGTGGTGTCCTTGATCAGACGCTCCACGCCCTGGGGCAGTGTCCCAGGATCAGATCCTTGTGCAGCCGCAATGATTGCCTGCTTGACCTCTTGACGGACGCGGTCGCGCTCTTCCTGCGACATGCTCGGGCGCTTTGATTTGCCCTTGCCGTCTTTTTCGTCACCGTCAGCGTCCTCACCGGGCTCACCATCCATGTGATCGTCCAGCAACTTGTCAATGAGGTCGTCCAAGGAAATCTTCTGGACATTCTTCATCAGATCATCGTACACTTCCTCAGCGGGCTTGCCGTCATACTTTTGTTCGTAGAGACAAGGCACTGTGGTGATGAACTCGCCAATTTTGTGACGTTTCAGATCGGCATTCACACAATAGTCGTCCGCGATATTCCAGATTTGCGGATCACGGCTCAGGCGACGGCCCATGTGATCGTAAACCACGTGGAGAATTTCGTGCGCCACGAGGAATTCAACTTCCTTAGGACGCAACTTCATAATGAAACGGGAATTGTAGTAGAACTTGAGACCGTCAGTTGCAGCAGTGCCGCACCATTCGTCGGCGTTTGTCAACGTCATACGAGTTGCCAGATTACCGAAGAAGGAGTGACGTAGCAACAGACCGATGCGGGCAGTGATCAAACGCTCACGCGCCTGAAAGTCCACTTTAGGATCAGACGGGCCGATCAGATTTTCGTGCTTGGCACTACGAAGTTTCTTTTGCTTGGGGATAACTGCGCTCATTTGATTCCTTGAAAGTCTTATTATAACAGACCTGGGATTTATTGTCAAAGGCCGAGGCCACGAAATCCACGATCAAACGCAATACGGGCGTAGTCCGGTGCGCCAGGAAGATAGAACTCCTCAGCCTTAACTTTGGAGATGTTGCGCGAACGGGCACGTTGACCCATGGCGTAAAAGTATTTTTTACCTGACATATTATCCTCGTTGAAAACGGGGCCGAAGCCCCTGTTGTTTAGTTGCCGGCTTCAACAATGTACTTGCCGTACTTCTTATAGAAGTCGTCAAAGTTCTTCAACTGCATCGGCTCAATCGGCAGTTTGTATGTTTTCAGCGCGATCTTTGCACCCATGACAACCAACTCCGTTTCAAAGTTGTTCATCATGTACGAGAAGAAGTTATCAGCCATCACGTGGAACTGCTTCTGATCCACAGTCTTGTTCTCTGTGGCATCCTTCAGTTCGTAGCACATTGCAATCGTCAGGGCGTACATCGCCGAGATTTCCTTGACTGCCAGGTCCTTGACCTTGCCAGACAGAATATCCGCGGGTTCAGGCAACCTGCCCGAAATCTTGCGGTGAGCCGAGAACTTGACAGCAAGCCCTTCGCCGACACAACCGGCGATCAGATTGAACTGCGTATCCACATCCATGTCATCGTCAAGCAGATCGGAAACGAAGCACCAGCTACGCGGAGTTGCGAAAGCACGGCTGCTGGACTTCGCGTCAAAGTCGTACATGTCCTGCTTGGCAAACGACAGATAACCAACAACGTCCTTGTGGATGTTGTGATTGACAGCCCAGTTTTGCCAGCTGGTGAAGTCAGCCTTCATTTCCAAGTGAATGAAACGATTTGCCAACGGCATCGGCATACGATACGTGACGCCCTTGTCAGAGTCACGATTGCCAGCGGCGACAATCACAACGTTATCGGGCAACTTGTACTTGCCGACGCGGCGGTTCAGAATCAGTTGATACCCTGCGGCTTGCACAGAAGGAGGAGCCGAGTTCATTTCGTCCAGGAAGAGAACGACGATCGGATATTGTGAGGCGAATTCCTCGTCGGGCAGATCAACAGGGGGAGCCCAGTCCATCTTGCCATTGTCTTTGTTGAAGAAGGGGATGCCGCGAATGTCAGTCGGCTCCATTTGCGCCATACGCAAATCAATGATTGCTCCGCCGAGTTCGTCTGCAATTTCAGCGACTACATCGGACTTGCCGATGCCAGGAGGGCCCCAGAGAAACACAGGGCGCTTTTTGCTGAACGCCTTGAGAATTGATTTACGAGCCTGAACACTAGTGATAGTGTGGTTGTCGCTGAGAACTGCTGCCATTTTTTCTTCCTTAAAGTTAACTAACTGAATAAGTGCTTATTGTAGCACAGAATGTATTTAATGTCAAATTACATTGACCAATACGTTTCGGAACTCGGATCACAGCACAGGGGCGTGTCTTCGGCAATTTCGATTTCAACACCCGACATGAGGTTCTTGACCTTTTTCATCTTGGCAGGGTAGTAGAAGTCGAATTGTTCGTTGGTCATCACCTTGAAACAAGATGTTGCCCATTCTTTGTTCAGTCTGGTACATGCGATCTTCGCGCCGCGGGCAGTGCAATACGCAGTATGCGTGACATGCCCGGGCTTGACATATCGCTTCCCGTTGTTTGTGTTCATGATCAGAAAATACATGTTGTTCCTCAGAGTTTCAACGTATCCATGACGTATTCAGACAGGACCCACTTTGCGCGGTTGATTGTCTGACGGGCATTTTCCACCATTCCGTGAGCCATTTCTTCTTGCGCGTCAGACATAAGAGACATGGCGCACATAGCCGGGCCCGAAACCTTGAAAGTGAATGAATCTTCAAGCGATTCCTTGAAGTCAGCGATCAGACACCCATACATGGCGCGTTCACGATCTTGCTGCATTTCAATCTTTGCTTCTTTAACGTTTCGCATAGTGACTCTTTGTTGATTCAGACTGTATTATAGCAGAATTGGGATTTATTGTCAAATTTGGGCGTTTTCGCGCATCACTCGGACCGATCGGGCAGCCTGACGATTCAGGGCTTCGGTGAAAGTTACTACTTCCCACTGTTTGGTATCGCCATATTGCTTGTTCAATCGGGTACAAGCACCCTTAGCTCCGCGCTCAGTCTTGTATTTTGCCGGGCCATAACGGTAGTTGAATTCACACATCCGATCAGTGCCGACATTGATGATAACAAACATTAGGTTCCTTTTTGATACAGAATGTATTATAGCAGAATTGGGATTTATTGTCAAATTACGGGTGTTTCAGGATAAAAAGGGTTCTGTATCGTTTGTCTGCGAATTTAATCACCGCAAGAGTGAGATTTTTGATGAGAGCGGAGTGTCCATTAGACGATAGGAACTCGGCGGATTGCGCGAGTACGGTAACCTGTTGTGCCGGTCTTGAAGAAGCCGCCAAACTGGCCATCAGGAGATACCAGAGAAGCAGCCAGAAAAAAACTATTTTCGGTAGAAGACCAATAGTTATCAGGATATGTAAGTGCTTGACTTCCGCCGGTTCTGAACGCGACCGCAGCAGTTTGTTGAGGTGAGGTGGCGCTATAGTTAGTGCTGATCGGTTCCGGAGCAACTGCGTTAGCATTGGAACCGGCGCCAGTGTAATTTAGTTGTGCTCCGAATTTCAAGTTATAGTAGATCACTTCTAACTCATTCTTTGCCGGCAGATACCAATCAGTATACCCGTTGATAGTTAGTCCTTCACAGAATGTCGCCGCAGCATATGTAGCCCCCAACGCAGCCAGTGAAGATGAATTAGTCGGGCCATCGATCACAGATGTTATTCCAGTAGTCACAAAAGCAGGGCCCCACTGTAGACCGGATGACTCACCAAGAGTTTTGTCAGCAATAACCAAGTAGTGGGTGGCAACTCCACCGCCACCAACCGCGATCTTACCGGCATAGAAGCCGCCTCCGAATGGCTGACCAATAACTGTAGGGACAACAGGGATGCGACGAACCGGTCTGGTGTAAAGCCAAGTTGCTGTTTTATCACCGAAATATTGTGAGCCGTCGGCCATTACTTGAAACCATGCATTCCCCGCCTGAAAAGTGGCGTCAGGTGTTTCACTACTTGACCAATAATTGCCAGCATCGAGTTCCTGAAACTGTCCGGATTGAAATACTTTAGATACTGTTTGAGCCGGAGAACCAGAAGTATAAACGGTGTTGAATGGTTCAGGTAAAACCGCGTATGGGTTATCGCCGTAGAGCGTGTTGTTGCTTCCAATGCCCGGCTTCAGGTTATAGTAGATCACTTCTAATTCACACTTGGCAGGCAAATACCAATCGGTGTACCCATTGATACCTCCAGAGGCATTCGCAGTGACTCCGCAGTAGGTGGCTGCGGCATATCCTGATCCGAGCACCACAAGAGCAGCGGTATTCGTCGGACCAGCAATGTAATCGTTTATATTGGTTTGCACCAATTCAGAACTCCACGCCAGCGCCAGGACCTCGTTTGCCTTTGGCGCCAAGATAAGATAGTGTGTGGCAACTCCAGTTTGGTCAACACTAATTTGACCGGCGTAATATCCACCGTAAATAAATTGCCCAATTTGAGTTGGTAGGTCTGATCCGATATCAAGTCCGGCGCCGATTGAAATTCCTGATCCTATTGAGAGTGCCATCGTGTATTTATCATATCACACACCCGGCGTTTCGTAAAATAGTTACGCAGACATTCCGATTCATGTTGTGTGCGATATCAATTGTGATAGCCTTGGGACCGAAGCCAACATAAGAGTTGGTGGTGTAACCATTATTGGAATTACCCATCAGAATGTCAGCCTGATCTTTTGCGTCCTTCAGACCTAACCCGGTGACTTCTCGGATTGCTTTGATGATGGCGACTTTGTTACCGCCATGTGAGGCATGGTCGTAGTCCCGAATGGTGATGCGACTGCCGGACTCTCCAGTGAGCATGGAGAAGAAGATTTGTCCCTTGATATCAGGATCAAGAGTCGAGGAGATCGTGTCCCAGAGTTCCATGCCAGTATCTGACCCGTAAGCCAGAGTGATCGACCTCAGGAAGGAGATGCCCGAGGAAATAACTTCCTCTTTGTTTTCTGCTGGTATCATTGCTTTTCCATAGTTTAGACAATATTATTGTAACAGAAAAACCATTTATTGTCAACATGGGATAAATAGAAGTGAGAGCCACGAACTACGAATTCCGCCCTCTCTAACACTTTACTGGAGCGTCAGCATGACTATTTATAACAGTTTCCCCTACTGCGTCTATTTAACTATCTATCGTGGTAACAAACTACCCATGTTTTATCTAGGGTCAACATCAGTTACGAAAATTCAAACCGGTTATCACGGGTCCGTATCATCAAGAAAATATAAATCAATTTGGAAATCTGAATTAACCAACAATCCTGATCAGTTCAAAACAGTGATACTAACTACACATCAGACCAGAAAAGAAGCAGTGGAACGAGAGTACTATTTACAAGTACATGTTAAAGCATCCGTAAATGACATGTATATCAATGAAGCATATGCTAGACGAGGTTTTGCGTACGGTAAATCACAAACAAAAGAACATATACGAAAAAGAACTGCCCATCGCAAAGGTGTACCTGCGCCATACGCTCCTAATCGGCCACCGATGACAAAGGAACATCGTGCTAAATTTAGTATGACAGGGAGGACTCATTCACCTGAATCAAATGAGGCAAATCGTATAAAACATTTAGGCAAACAGGATACCGCAGAAACGCGAAAAAAACGGAGTGAGTCTGCGATAGGCAGACCCAAATTATTTAATTCAGTTCCGTTTTTATGTAGGATATCCGACCACAAAGAACTTGCCAAGAATCAGGCGTCACGATGGCTTCCTGAACTTAAATGTTACTTCTAGCCCGGAGACGTTTCACGCATCGTCACCAACTTCGGGTTTTCTTGTACGAACTTTTGTAATTCTTGCTTCAAACTTTTTCTTCCTGAAAAAAACTAACTGGGAACATAGAACTCACCACAGGTATTTCCTGACGACGAGTTGGGCTGTAAAAGACTACATTTTCCCAACTTCGGAGAAAGTTACAGATATCGGTGTAGTCGCTGAAATAACTTGATGCCAGCGTCCAAGTTGGACTGTCGCCCTTCCAATATCGCTTAGCCTTGGCAAGCTGTAGTGTTTTCAACAGCTTTGGCTCCGGAGTGTATTTGTACATTTCAGATATCTATGTTGTTCATCAGTTTGACAAAGTCCGGGTACTTGATACAGATTCCCGAGTAAGTCGCTTCGTATTCGTTCTGATCACCGCAGTTGCCTTCGCCCGGGTGAACCCTCTTGATAGAACTTGTAAAGGACTTGACCAGAGGAGAGAAAGCCGACACGTATATGTCATCGACCTGGGCAATGAACATTACATTGTGGATGCTGTCGCACACTTTGACTTCAAATCTCATAAAACTCCTAGTAAGCGTGTATTATAGCAGAATTTGGGTTTATTGTCAAATTTTCAACAGGAACCAGGTGTAAGCGGCCTCTGAGGGGAATTCAATCCCATTAATGACATATTCAAAGGGACCATCTGACAATACTTTGCCGCCGAGTTTTTCAATAAATTCTGTCACCATCAATTCATCCGGGCAGGCATCAACTACTTTAAACCAGATCGGGTCGTCAACTCTCTTGAACTTGATCTTCATTTTTCCAGGTGTGCCTCAGCACGGGCCGATTTGATTGCTTTTTCTTTTTCCGCTCGGCGCTTCATGTAGAGGTCGTAACAATCGTTGGCAACCTCGTGCTGACCTTTTTCGTAAATCTTGGCAAGGAGCATTGCACCAGTCCAATTGAACGCGCTACTAAAGTCAGTGACATCGCCACTGAGGCGAACCTCAGCGACAATACTAACGGCTTCCTCGTATGTTTTCATGCGTATACAAACCCTGCGTTTTTCAGTTGATCCTTATTCACATAAGTCCAGCTGAGGATGTGATAGAAAAGATGGAGAGCGTCACCTTCAAGATCAAAGTCGCGTTCCATGCCGCAGTCGTCATTGCCCCAGACACACACTCGCCATTTACCAAGTCCTAGTTCCGGATCGGGGCCAGTTTGTGTGAAGGAGACTTTAACGAGCATGTCCCCGGTGAAGGACTCCGCGAGTTTGTAACTGCCGTACCAATCATCTTGGGTACGCTTGAATACTTGAATCTTCATTTTATCCACGGGTATTTTGTATGAAGGAAAGCGCGATCATCATCATTCAGATGACGCACCACTAAACCACTTTCAGTTTCAATCACGGCTAACCAAGTTTCAACATAGCCATATGTCGGGGTCTGATCCTCGAAAGCATTGAAGTAACGGATCCATTGCCCCTGATCATTTTTGACCTTGATGTCTCGCTTCCATTGCTGTTTTCTTAGGTCAGCATAGGCATGCTTGAAGTCCGGCCAATATTGATCAATGGCAATACGACAATCAGCAGAAGTGATTTTCATACAGACCTTAGTGATGTTGAAAGATTTCGCCACGCAGAGCGTCACGCACGATAGTGGACATTTCGGTCACAACCGTTCCACGCGAATCCATTGAGGCGTCACGCACTCGGAACTTGCTCATGCCGACATCCTTGCCGTGAACATGCCCGTGCAATTGAACAGAGCCACGATGGCACTTGTTCCACTCAGCGATCGGGTAGTGAAACATCACCACATGATTGCCGTCAACCACGATTTCGTGATACTTATGAACTTCTTCAAAACATGCGCGGAAGCCCGGCTCACGCAACAACTTGTCGTCGTGGTTTCCCTCGATCAAAATCTTGCGTCCGTGCAACATACGCGCCGTGGCGATTGCAGACTCTGGCTTCAAGAAGGCGAAGTCACCCAAGTGATAGACCAAGTCGTCGGGACCAACGGTCTCGTTCCACTCTTTGATCATCATGGCGTTCATGTGGTGAACGTCACGGAATTGTCGGGTGTTCGGGCAGAACTTCATGATATTACCATGTCCGAAATGTGTATCGGCACATACAAAGATTTTTTGATTCATACTATGATTATAACAGAAAATCCATTTATTGTCAAATCGGACTAAATAAAAGTGAGAGTCGCGGAATTGGACTTCCCACCCTCTCTAACGCCGGAAAGGGCATCAGCATGAATATTTATCGTAAAATTTACGAAGACCATTTCGGTCCAATACCAAAAGATAATGATGGACGAACATACGACATCCATCACCTCGACGGCAAACACTCCAATAACTCACCAGAAAATCTCCGCGCATTGTCTGTCCAAGATCACTATGATATACATTATCAACAAGGTGATTGGGGAGCATGTGTTTTACTAGCAAATAGGATATTGATCCTCCCAGAGGAAAAGTCAAGATTGATGCAGTTAGAAAACACCAAAAGAATCCAAAATGGAACTCATAATTTATTAGGAGGTGAGGTCGCGAGGGTAAGTGCTAAACAAAGGTTGACCAACGGTACTCATCATTTTCTAAATTCAGAATTTCAATCAAAGGTATTACAAATACAATTGGAAAAAGTAAAAAATGGAACGCATCACTTGATGAAGAAGGACGATGGAACCAGTGTGTCAAGTAACCGGGTAGAAAACGGAACGCATCATTTTCTTGATTCAGAATTTCAGCGTGATATAAATTTGAATCGAGTAAAGAATGGCACTCATCATTTCCTCGGATCAACAATGAATTCTAAAAGGATTCATGATGGGTCGCATAATTTTTTAGGAAAGAACAGCCCATCTCAAGTTGAATGGGCATGTCAGTATTGCGGTAAACAAGGCAAAGGTAAAGGCAATTTCACTAAAAACCACGGGGTTAACTGCAAGAAAAAGTGATCCCTTTAGCAAGGATGCTATTTCGGTAAACTACTGGCTTCGCCATTTTGTTCTTTCTTGTATTCTTCGATGATTGCTTTGGCGAATGCCAGTGTATCAGACCAGGGTTTGGTCACATCAACCGACTTTACCGATTTGCGAATCTCGATAATTTTCTCGTCGGTCATTCAATTGCCCTTCGGACGATAATCTCTTGCAGACCGAGTGCCTGCAGTTCCCACGGCTGATCAAGATACGGGACCTTGGCGCTGTAGCGTTTGCCCATCCAGATCCGTGCTTGATTCTTCAAAAACTTCATCTGACCCTTAGCCAGTTGACGCACATGAACCATTTCGTGTGCGAGCGTAGTGGACATTTCAATCAAGGCGTGTGCTGTCATTCTCTTCGGCTTTTTCAACAGCACCAGATAACAATCGGCAACTTCAATGTGAAGCGTGGCGCCGTAGAAACCAGGATCAATGTCGCTGGTGACCTTGACCAAAACTGCCCGCTGGCTGTTCTCCAGCTTCAACTGCTTGATCATGGAAGGCATGATTGCGGTCAAAAACTTCTGACTTTTACCATTTGCTTCAACTGCGAATTCCATGTGATTCCTGACTTAAAGATGTATTATAGCAGATTTGGGATTTATTGTCAATTCCAGCGTTTCATTTCATCAGTCTTGCCATAAGCAAAAGGTGTTTCAAGTGTTTGATCGATTTATTGATTTGATCCAGCGGTTCTACAAGATTTTTATCATTGTGAATACGCCGGGCTTCAACTTCGGCCTTGCTCAGATTAGACACCATGAGCGCAATATTACGGATCAGTTTACGAAAATCCGGGTTATATCCAATCTGATATAATTCAGTTAGCAGCAGTGCCTGGACTTCATGCCAATCAGTTGAATTTTTTATTTCCATGATGTATTATAACAGAAAGCCCATTTATGGTCAAGGCGAAGGAAAAGGGCCCGTGGGCCCTTTTCAGACACATTAGAATGTGTATTTTGTGCCAACTGTCACCAAGTTACCGTTGAATGACTTCACGCGGTCTTGGCCGGCTTGATAAGAGTAGTCAGCAACGAGGCTAACCGTCTTTGTCAGCGGATAAGATGCTCCAACTCCAAGAGTCACTGCATAACCGTTCAACCCTGCAGTAGGATCGATGAATGCCGTACCTGCTTTGGCAGCAAGAGTCATTCCACTGTAATTCAACAGTGGGTATGATCCAACTAGAGCATAACGACTAACCGATGAACTACCAATGAGAGCGCGGTCGTATGATAGTTCGGCGCCGAAGGCACCAAATTGACGCCCGAAAGTGACGCCAGCGCCTGTCAACCCTGCATCATTCGTTGTTGCTCCACCAAGACGACCGGCACGAATACCAATGTCATTTGCGGATGCTGCCACTGCGGCCACGGCTAGAACTGTCATAATTGCTAATTTCTTCATAATTTTCCTTAAAGTTACCTGACTTTCATCAGGGTGAACTCATATTTATCACAAAGATATAGAGGATATTTTTAGTTTGGGACAACCCATGGATCTACAATCACCGGAGTGCTGTTGTAACGCATCATGTAGTTATGACGGTGAAGATCCAGGCGCCAACCATTAGCCTGTGCCATAGAAGCAAGATTCTCAATGGTTCGTTTTAACAGGTTATACTTCCGCTGACCCAGCAGAATGATCAGTTCATTTAGTCCTTTGCGCGAAGCAGAGGGCTGCGGTTGTGTGTGCCAATCCACTTGCTTATCGGTGCCAATATCTGCGGCACGGATCTTCTTTGCATATTTTCTACCAGAAGGTAAGCGCCATCGGTCTCTATTAGAATCATGAGCAAGTCCCTCTAATGCCATCCCAAGGGCATCTGGCATCTTGATAAGTTGTTCCATCTTTATCTTTAGATATCTGCTCCCGTCAAACATGTAGGGTTCCCATCCGGAATACTTGGGCAGAAACGGATTGGCCTTGTTCTTTTTACAGTACTCCGCCCAGTATATAAACATCTTCTGATCGGGGGTGTAGTCATCACCGGTGTGACCGCGCTGCGTTCCGAAGATTTTCAGCACACCAGTTCCACCTGGTTCCAGATACGCTGTTTGATCTACCCCTGGTTCACCCAACAAGGTGTATCCTTGCTGTTCCATTTCAGCCCGTAAATCTGCGTCTGTATACGAATACTCGCCTAAAAATTCATTTGCTCTCATGCATATATTTATCTCCAGGAATAGGAAAGGGCCCGAAGGCCCTTTTTATACGGTGCGTATCACTTAGTCTTTATGAAGTTTCCTGATGAGGGCTTTTCTTCCGACCCATGCCATCATGCCTAATCCTAGGAAGGGTAATGCCACGGCGTACGCCAAACCGATAAACGGTGCTGCGATGAATAGGGCGATGCCCTTCACCTTTAGTGCGACAGACAACATCAATGCTTTAGTTTTTGTCCATCCATCTGTCTTAACATATGTTTTGACTCCGATCATCATAAGCATGCCCATTCCAACGAATGGCAGTGCCATGGCGTAGAATAAACCGATGAAAGGTGCCATTAGAAACAAACCAATGTTCAGGGCACGTTGGCCCTCTTCTTTGACTGCGTTGATCGTTTCTTGTGGAAGTGTGATGCCGAGGCCTTGTTCAGCCTGAAGTGTTTTGACGTTGCTCATAATAATCTCCTAGTTACAGTTGATCAGCATCTAACTTATGTTTTGCTGACCAGCTACTAGTAGATGCTGTCTACTTTTATTTAGTCCGTGAAGGCCGCCTTTAGAGAAAGTTTGTTTGATCTAGGACAAACGACGGCGTGTTATTGTGGTTTGTGGAACCAGGGTTCGCTTTCTAGCATACTCAAACTCTCTTCCACGGAATAGTCCATAAGTTTGGCAAATAGTCTGACGAAATCCATATACCGTTCAATATAGTTTTCGTTACCGCACTGCCATTGTTGGTAAATGTTTTCAAGCATCCAATATTTAGCCGCCCGAAAGAAAAGGCCCCGAGGAGCCTTTCTGATTGGTTTGGTTATAAGGTCTTTTCTACCTCATCTCTGTTGCTCACGCAGCCAGAGAAAATAACTCGTCATTTGCAGTTATAAGTTTTATGTGGATTAGGTCCATCATCGTTCCTGTTGCCGTCTCTACTATCTCGCGCAATCGATTACCAGAGCAGGCCCATTAGAAAGCAATCTTGGCGTATTCGGGCGAGTCCCTTGCGGGAGAGTTTACCTGGGATGCCAAACCTGATCGTTAGATTCAGATTGCTTACTGGTGGACCTGGCGAGATTCGAACTCGCGTCTTGCCCGCCTTCATTTCGAAGGGATTACAACAATTATAAAACTCCGAGTAGGTGTAAAACCAACCAAATCACAGAAATACTAATTCCGCAACTGGCAAGAAATGCACCAAGTAATAATAATATTCTCATGCCGTATTATATCAGGTATTTATCATCAGATCAATGATATTTGGTAAAACGCTGGTGTATCCATGCCCAATCATAACTCAATCGTAGAGCAGCCATGTCACCATCCACTTCGGCATAATATGCCAGAGCCTGATGGACTCCATCAATACAACTATCGGCAAATTCACCATCGGCAACGGTTTGCCATATGTTCAGTCGTGCCTTGCTCTCTTCGGAATCAGATGCCCGAAGTTTTATGGCTTCTCTAAAAGCAGTGCGCCAGGTGCTGAACTCATCAGTGTTGAAGTTTGCCATACCGGAGTTTACCTCTACAACTTCGTGTTCATCGTCAAGCGTAAAGTCAAGCCCGTGACCAGTATTAGCCAGAACGATTTTCTTGTTGTACGCGATCATTGCCTGGTGACCGTATACCAGGCCATTGACAGGATTAGTGGCATGAAAGATGTAATGCTTTGGCACCTGAAGTCTGTCGGGTTGCCATGCCCAGTCAAACTTCGGGTTCACTTTCAACTTGGCGAATACAGTAAACGCCCACGGTGTCTCGCTGGCCTTTGCTGATGCATGATAGGCAGCAACTCGCCCAGTGACTCCGTCTACTCTGACTACTCTATTAGGTAACCCGCTAGTTACCTTTAGCAAATGCTCATAGTTTTCATCCGCGCCGGTTTCACCGTTACTCAGGAAGACGATATCAAGTGGGGCGGACTTGATCAACGTGCTCGCCTTCTTAATATACGGATAATCATACAGTTCTTTCCTAAGGTAGGCCTTCGCCTCCTTAGGCACTATGACTCTGGTGCCGCCGGTGCTGGTAACTATTAGAGTTTTTGTCTCTGGTGTCCATAGATTCATTGGTTCATTGTCTATGATAGAGAGTGGCTCTGTCTCAAATACCGCATACGGGAAACTAAAGTCATCTGTGATTTCATCTACATGTGTATCAGCGTTAACAGTGATTACTGGTGGCGGCAATCGGTTCACTCGCTGATGTTGATTGAAGTTAATTTTGTAGTAGTCTTCCAGAGTTGTCATTTCAGGTAGCAAAGTCCTAAGCCTGTTAACATCAACCAGGAACGTGTCACCAAACTTTTGCTTGTTGCTCGGAAAGACATGGAGTTGTTCTCTGGCAAACGGGTCGCATATGTAACTGAAGTCAAATCTGGAGTAATCGCACACTGAACTGCATATCCAAACATAATGGTCCTTCTTGACTGGTAATTCTTTCAGTATTCGCCTGAAGGTATTCAGGTAGTTATGGTCATACTGAACCACAATTCCCGGTATTCTATCAAATTCATACGAGTTACCATGGTCGATCATCACAATATCATACAGCCGGTTCGTTGCCGTCGCAGTCTTACGCCGCACGAAATTCAGCATAGACAGGTGCTCAATGATCTTTATATACTTTGTTTCCTCAGCAAAGTTTTCTTTATTCACCATGAAGGTCGTGCCCCAATGACTCCATTGAGTGCCGAAGACATGCACCATCCTCATCTGCCATGGGCTAGGATAGAAATCAAACTCAAATGTGCTGTAGTCAAGTTCACTGTTCAGTATCCAGCACAATGTGGTAGATGATCGGTTGATACAACGGTTGATAGTATCAACCCAGGAGTTGAGATATCTGGTCTTTTGAATGTTACTATAACGTTTCTGTAGAGCCTCAAAGCGTTCTGTGGATTCAGCATTACCACGGTCAACATAAAACATATGAATGACCGTTTTCAGATTAACTGTTTTGCCCTCGACATAATTGATATCACGATAACCACGGGCCCACATCTTGCCGTTAACAAAGTAAGTCTGCGAGTTAATAGAATCTTTAGAGCCGAACGCATTGATGTGATACACATTCTTTTCGTCAGGTAACCACTTGAAGTCGAACTCAGTGTAATCAAGATCAGGATTCAACGCCCAGAATATTTCTCCTGGGTGCGCCATTATCAGCGCATCGAGTGTTGTCTCAATCTTATATTTAGGAAAGACAATGTTCTCAAGTATAATTTCTTGGCGATTTACCTTGACTATTGTGGTATCATTACCAGGTACGATAAATCGTGGTCCGTCAAACTCGTCAAGTAGAGTTCCGAACTGATACACATACGCAGGGCTGGTTGGGTCAGGTCTCCAACTGTAATCAAACTTCTCCACAACATTCTCAAATAAGTCGGGGCGTTGCGCCAGAGTAGCCACTATATTTGTCATGTGCTTTTCTTGTGTGGCGCCGGGACAACGATACCTGACAGTAGGCATCTTTGTGCCCGGGTATTGAGTATTGCCCCATACATAGACGAAGGCGGGCTCTCTCGGGTCTGGTCTCCAACTAAAGTCAAAGGTGTCAACATCTTCCACTATTTCAAAGTTCTCCTTCATGGAAGAAACATACGCAACCTGATCAGTCATATACTTGTATTCAGTGGCGCCATGTGCATGAAATTCCAGTGTAGGTTCAACATCAACTGCATTCCATTGGTTACCCCATACGTAGATATATGGTGGGCTCGTCGGGTCAGGTCTCCAACTGAAGTCAAACGCCGCTACCGAAATCAGTTGTTTGAATAGAGATTGATCCGGTGCCAGAGTAGGAACAATGTCGGTGATGTATTTGCGATCAACTGCTCCTTCCACATGATACTCAAGTGTAGGCATCACCATCCCAGGATATTGGGTGTTACCAAATACATAGATATACGGCGGACTGGTGGGATCAGGTCTCCAACTGAAGTCGAATCCTCTTACGGTCTCAATGATTTTCCAAGGGGTCATGTCAGGTAAAATTTCAACTATCTCTGACATGTATTTCTTTTGGGTGGCACCCGGGCACACATACTCTAACGTTGATTGAAATTCAGCAGATACCCACTTATTGCCCCACACGTAGATGAATGGCGGTTCTCTCGGGTCAGGTCTCCAGCTGAAATCAAAGTTGGCTGGCGGGATAAGCACGTTCCAATTATTATTAGGTAGCACTTCTACTAGTTCGTCCATGTACTTGCGTTCTGTGGCGCCTGGTACGTGATACTCTAATGTCGGTTGTAGTTCAGCAGGTATCCACTTGTTACCCCATACGTAGATAAACGGCGGCTCACGTGGATCAGGTCTCCAGGACATATCGAACATCTCTGAGTCCACTGCTTGCACCTCAATCCATTTATCTGCCTCCGGTTGAACGGCAACAAGATCACTCATGTACTTTCGCTCCGTGGCACCAGGACAGATATATTCCAGTGTTGCTTTCAGTTCACCTGGTATCCATTTGTTCCCCCATACGTATATGAAGGGAGGCTCACGCGGATCAGGTCTCCATGTCAGATCAAATTGTTTGGTGATCGACTGAACTTCATTCCATCGTTTTTCTTCAGGGAGGACTTCAACTAACTCGCTCATGTACTTGCGCTCAGTGGCACCGGGGCATGTGTACTCAATCGTAGATTGTACCTCAGGGGAAATCCACTTGTTGCCCCACACATAGACGAAGGGTGGTTCTCTTGGATCAGGACGCCATGACAAATCAAATGACGACTTGTCAATCGGCTGAACTTCACTCCAGTTGCCATCAGGCAATACTTCCACCAGTTCGTCCATGTACTTGCGTTCTGTGGCGCCTGGTACGTGATACTCTAATGTCGGCTGTAACTCAGCAGGTATCCACTTGTTACCCCATACGTATATGAATGGTGGCTCCCTTGGGTCAGGGCGCCACGACATATCGAACATCTCTGCGTCCACTGCTTGCACCTCAATCCATTTATCTGTTTCTGGCTGG